CACGCCCCATCGTGCGCACTGAATTCACTGAGCTGTTTTTTCAGTACGTTATGTTTCACATTGACCGCCTTATACCACTGCAGGTTAGTGATACAAGAACGTTTAAATCATTTCTTGATTCAACTTCTTATTCTCAAAAAGAAAAAACTAGACTTTTCAAAGAGTATTTGGGCTACTCAACTACTCATAGGGCCACGAATGAAATTAGACCCTTTATCAAACATGAGCCCTACGAAAAAGTTAATCGAGCTAGACTAGTATGCATGATTAACACTCAGGTCTTGTTCATGCTTGGCGTATATGTCTCAGTGGCAGAAAAGAGCTTCTATGCTCAATATTCCCCCATATTCGTCAAAGGAACGGACCCTAAAAACTGGCCGAAGGAGATATGGGATCTCCTGACCGGGCTTCCAGCTATACAGACCGATTTCACGTCTATGGAGGCCCATCACAGGGGCATGTTCGCACTGCTCGTTTACAGATGTATTCACAAGATGATTGCGAATGTAGCCGAGCCTGTTGCAATAGGTGTCCTCAGGTCAATGGTTTTAGGAACCAAAAAATGGAGTACTGGCAATGTTATATTTACATTCAAGGAGAACTTGCCCAGTGGTACCCAATGGACTTCTTGGGCCAATGGATTTCTCAATTTCATGGTTGTCACCTTTCTCTCGTCGTATGTCTCTGGCCTCAGAAATGTCGAACAAATGTATGATTTCTCGAGGAATTACAAAGGGAGATTCGAGGGTGACGACGGTATTGGCCAAGATTATGGCATCACGAACGAATTAATTAGGGATCTAGGTGTCAACCTTGATCTAATCAGAGACAAAGACGCAACAAGACTAGAGTTCTGTTCGTTGATAGTTTCACCTAGTGGTAACCTACTCAAAGACCCGTACAAATCGATATCAAAGATATGCCACTATGGAGAAAAATACCACAACTCCAGGAAAAACAAAAAACTTAGGCTCGTCAGAGCTAATGCAATGTCGTACAAGTACCTCCACCCAAATTGCCCAATATTAGGCTGTTTTTGCGACAAGGTGCTGGAACTTACCGCATCAATAACAGTTGAAGAAGACGACATTGAAGACAGGTGGAAAAGGGCCCAATTTCAACGCATTGTTGACCTGTCTAGAACAACAAAATTTCACAGGATTCACTCTAGTCCAAGTGAGTCTGATTACGTCATGATAGAAGAAAAATTTGGTATTCCAGTCCACATACAAGTTCAGGTAGAACATCAAATCTCTGCTTCCACTACACTAAAATTTGTTTTGAACTGTGATTTTGCAAATCACGACGTGAGTGATAAAGTGTTGGAATTATTCAATCCCTCGTTTAGGCCGCGAGTTCCAGCAGAATACCAAAATTTAATTGACCTGTGTGGCGTGAGCAACTGGCGCCGTATGAGACCAGATCAATTTCATATGCCCTTAGGGCAACTAACGTTGCAATAGTCACTTTGTGCATTAAGCTTTTCCGGAATCAAACAAACAATTAATCAATAACTTACCAAAGAACTTGAAGAAAAAGAAGGCCCTTAGTGAGGCCGTTCGTAGGGCTGAGCAGTCTCAACATGACAGAGACGTTGCCCGATCAACTTCTAAGAAGTCTTTAAATTTAACAAAAAACAAAACAAAGAAAGAAGATAAAAGGGAGAAATTGCTTTTACTTTCCAACCACCTGTCACACGGAAACATCTTTGACCCATGGTCTGTTAAGCTATCTGCCCTACCACGAGTTTCAGGCCAGATGCTTACCAATAACTTCATCCCAATCAGAATTGCGAAGAGATTCAGCGAATCAATCTCAGCAGGTGAAGTTAAATGGATCACATTCAACACCGCGAGTTGTTATTACCCCGTGGACATGATCACTTTCGACAACACCACAGGCGCGACTACCCCACTTACTGCTGGAGGTAATTATACAGATCCAGGCCTATTTCCAGCTTTGACTTCTGGTGTTACTCCAACAAAATTTGTCTACGGTCTCAGCATACCGAATTGGGTCGACTATCTTGGAGAGAACATTGCCGTGCCCAGGTTCGCACTTAACGGAGGATTTGACGCCACCATCAAAGGAAGTT